CCCGCCTTCCACCTGCGGAGACAGCCAGCGGGTGGCCGGGGCGGCCTTGTCCGACTCGTTCTTCATCCATACCCGCGCCTCCAGCCGGTCCTTCCGGGCCGGGATCAGGCGCAGGCTGTTCAGCGTCCAGCGGGTTGGCCGGTCGAACACCGCGCGCATGTCCTGTTCGATCGCCTCCTTCGCCAACTGGGCGGTGCGGGTCAGAGCCAGCGCCGTGGCGAACGGCATCTGCCTCTCGATCCGCCGCAGACGATCCGCCGACGCCTTGAAGCCTTTCGCGTTGATCGAGAACACCGCTCACACCTCCCGCTCCGGCCGCACCGGCTCCAGCCCCACCCGCTTCTCCAGCCAGCGCGCATACAGCCCGCCGGCCACGTCCGCGCCGATCACCCCGACCACGATGCCGATGCCGCCGGCGATCAGGTGGTCGCCCCACAGCGCCACGGCGAACAGCATCGACGCGACGCCGAGCAGTGCCGAGGCGGAGAAACGCAGCACCACCCGCAGCAGGATCTGGCCGAGGGTCAGGTTGCCGCGAGAGGCCCGCAGCATCTCGCCGGACAGCCCGGCCATCGACACCAGGACCAGCATCCAGAACGGCATGTCCGCCAGCGTGTGCTGCTCGGTCGACATCGACATCCCTCGAATAAAAAAGCCCGCATGGCGAGCGGGCAAGAACGACCAGGCCGGCCGCAGTGATAGGTGCCGGCTTGCGCCGGCGTGGTGCTGGTGACCAGGGCGGGGAACCCCACAGCACCGGAGAAACAAAAAACCCGGCGCGGTGGCCGGGTTTGCTGGATCAGGTGAGTCGCTTGCTGCGCTCGCACCTATACAAGAATGACGACTTTCTACCCCTCGATTCCCATGGCAGCAACCCCTTTTACCTGCCACCCCCTCAATATCCCCCTTACGTCCGGTGAACGTCCCCGGTACGTCGGTAATTCTCCCGACCTGGATTTCGCTTTTCCCCTCCTGCCCTATACGTCCCATTCGATAAAATCAGATAGGGCACTGCAAGATACTGATTTATATAGAAATGTCCCATGTCCCATTGATATTTGAACTCTATATATAGGAGGTGGCAGCAAAGTACACGCTGCGCGCTTGCGCGTAATTGCTTGCACGCACATGTGCGCGGGCGTGTAGTCGATGGGACATGAGACAAGCCCAATAACGGCGCGCCCTGCACTTGTCCCATTACATTTCGAGCAATGGGACAGACAGGACAGGCAGAGGCGCACCGCTGTTGTCCTGATTTACAACACTCAGAAATACTATCGCCGACCTGCTCCGCGCCTTCCGGCGGGACATCGAGAACTGGAGGCCCTGACATGAACACCGTGACCATCCGCGTGGCGACGCCCGAAGAGATCGACGCCAGCATCATCGAAGCCTGGGAAACCGGCGAACCCCAAGGCTGCTTCATCACCTTCCCCACGCCCGAGCTGCTGTGGAAGACGCTGACGCCCAAGCGCTGGGAGATCATCAAGGCCATGGCCGGGGCCGGGCCGCTGGGCATCCGCGAACTGGCGCGGCGCGTCGACCGCGACGTCAAGGGCGTGCACACCGATGCCCAGGCCCTGGTGCAGTGCGGCGTGCTGGAGAAGGCCGACGACGGCAAGCTGGAATTTCCATACGACGCCGTACACGTGGACTTCATGGTCCACGCAGCCTGACGACGCCGGCCAGCCCCACCCATCACGCCGCCCTCCTCTTCACCAGCGCCGCCCGCACATGCTCGTGCGCCGTCCCCAGCGCCCGGTAGTAGGCGCTGGTGCCGGAATAGCCCAGCGCCCGCGCCTTCTGGGCGGGCGTGCTGAGGGGGTTGCGCAGATAGTGCTCGTAGACCAGCACGTTCAGATCGTGGCGCAGGGCGTTGACGATCAGCTCGGTCACCGGGAAGCGCGGATCGTCCAGCCCGCGCGAACGCTTGGTGGCCGGAATCACCACCCCCTGGCTGTCGATCAGGGTGCCGATGGTGCAGCGAACGTCGCCGGGACCGGGGAAGGCCTCACGGATGGCCTTCTGCTCCGCCCAGGCGCGCAGCAGTTCGTCGATCTCCCGGATCAAAACGCCGTCTCCCTGGCCTTGGCCGCCGCTTCGGCCGCCTCGGCGGCTGCCGCCAGCTTCCAGCTTTCCGGCCGCCGGTAGCCCCAGGGGCGAATGCCGCTCTTGCGCGAGGCCGCCAGCCGCTCTCGCCGCCAGCCGAGGCGCTGCATGATGTGGCCGATGCGGATCTGCTCCGGCCGCCCCCAATGGCCATAATCCAGCTTCAGGGCATCCTGCAGGATACGGTCGGAGGTGACGGTCTCGCCCGAAGCCGGATCTTCGAGCCATTGGCGGATCGGGTATTCCCAGGCGTCCACCGTATAGCGCGCATCCTGCTGCTCGGCGAACTGCTCGGCCTCCTCCCGTGCCACCCACCAGCCCTCGCCGGCCTGGAAGCGGAACACCGCCTCGGCCCACAACTGGTCGCGCAGCTCCCGCAAGGCCTCCAGCTCCACCTTCTGGCAAGTCACCGGCCAGTAGCGGCGGTTGCCGGTGGTGTCCTTCAGGTACTCCTCCTGGTTGGTCGTGCCGGCGAAAACACACTGGCGTGGCACGTCCAGTACCCGGCGGCCGTAGCTCTCCCGGTAGGTATCGACGGACGCGGAGAAGAACTGCTTGGCCCGGGTCGACTCGGCCTTGTTGAAGCTGTCCAGCTCGCCCAGCTCGACGATCCACTTGCCGCGGATCACCTGGAAGCCGTCCTTGTCGCCCAGGTTGAACGGCGTATCCATGAACCACTCGCCGCCCAGGATCGACAGCGCCGTGGACTTGCCCGCGCCCTGCGCGCCTTCGAGGATCAGCACCGCATCCGCCTTGCAGCCCGGCCTCATCACCCGCGCCACCGCCGAAATCAGCCAGCGCTTGCCCACCTTCATGCTGTAGGGCGACATCGGCACCCCGAAGATCAGATGCAGCCAGCTCTCCAGGCGCGCCACCCGGTCCCATTCCAGCCCCTGCAGATACTCCCGCACCGGATGGAAGGCATGGTCGTTGGCAACCACGCAGACCGCCTCGACCACGCTGAGCGCCTTCACGCGCAGGTTGTACTGCTCGGCCAGCCACATCACCACCCGCGCATCGTCCAGATCGCTCCACTCTCCCGTTTCGCTGCCATAGGGCGGCGAACGGCGTTTCACGATCTTCGAGCTGAAGGCGTTGTAGCCGATCACCCCCGCCCAGCGCTCGTCGTTCCCCAGGATCAGCGCCACATTGAAGGCATGGGCGATCAGCGCGCCGGACTCGCTGCGCTGCAGCTTGTCCTTCCAGCCACCGGCCGCCGGCGGGCGAACCACCGCCAGCACCTGCCGGCGCACCGCATCCAGCCCCTCGGCCACATGCAGATCGTTGAAGTCGGTCCACTTCTCCTCGCGCCCGGCGCCGAACACCGGCACCACCATCTGGCCGCCCAGGATGGTGGCGGCGTTCGAGGCCTTCTCCACACCCGGATTCCACGGCTCGCCATTCGGGCGGGTGGTCTTCCAGTCGTCATCGGCGCAGAAGATCAGCGGCCGGCCGGGGAACTGCTCCCGCAGCGTCTTGCCCACCGGCAGCAGGTTGCCGGCGTCGAAGGTGATCGCCACCGCGCATCCCGTCGCCATGTGCAGGCTCGCGCCGGTCGCGTAACCCTCGCACACCAGCAGCGGCTCGCCCGGCTCCGGATGCGGGCCGATCAGATGAAACGCCCCTTCCTTCGCCATGCCGACCGGCCAATAGGTCTTGTCGCGGCCCAGCCGCTCCTGCTTCTGCGGATAGATCACCTGCAGGCCGGCCAGCTCGCCGCGGGCGGTACGCATCGGCACCAGGACGGCCCCGCTCTTCGGCGCATAGCGCACCCCGAAGCCGACCACCTGCTTGCGCTGCAGATAGTCGCTCGCGCCCTTCTCCGCCATCCGCGGCCACAAGGCCGACGCCCGCTTGGCCGCGCGCCGCGCAGCGTGCCGTTGCGCCTCCGCCGCCCGGCGCTTGGCCTCCTCCTGGCGGGCGCGCATCAGATCGCGCTCCTCCTGGCTCAGCCGCACGCCCTTGACCTTGATCTTCTCCGAAGCGCCCAACCGCCAGTTGCCATAGGCACCGAAGACCAGCGTCTCGCCCTGCTCGGTCCGGTACTCGTGGGCGATGTACCAGCCCGTGCGGGCCTTGCCCTTGTCGCCCTCAGCCTTCACCCGAGTCAGCTCGCCGAAACGCAACGGCAGCTCGACCTCCAGGCCGAACTGCCGGAACTGCTCCAGAACGTCATCCATGCGATCAACCACGAACCACCCCCGCACCCTGCTGCTTCAAATGCACATGCCGCGCCCTTCGCCACAGGCCGATCCCCACCCGCACGATGCGGGCGGCGAGCTTGCGGGTTTCGCCCAGTTCCTGGGCGTCGATCCGGCCGTCGGTGATGTGCGAGGCCACGGTATTGGCCGCATCGGCCGCCGCGTGCAGCACCTCGCTCGCCCCGGCCACCAGCAGCTCCACCTCGGCCTCTTCCTCATAGGGCACGGTGCTGAACCACTGCGAATCGCCCAGTTCGGCGTGGAAGCTGTCCAGCACGATGGCCCGCCCTTCCGGGCTCACATAGCGCAGGAAGTCCATCAGCTCGATGGTGTTGAGGTTGTGGCCGGGGTGGCCGGCGTCGAACTTGTGCGCCATGGTCGTGGGGTTGCGGTTGAAGGCGTAGGCAAAGCCCGTAACCCCACCGCGGCACATCGACTCATTGCGGGAAACGAGATAGAGCGCATCCGGCAAGGTCATCACCTCCCGGTCCAGGCGCTCGAATTGATCGGCGAACGAACGTCGCATTGGCATTTACTTCCTGATGTTGCCAGTGCCACGCCCCGCCTGCTTTGGTACAGTCGCGCCGTGGTCACTCGCAAGCGTGGTCACATTTGGCAGGCGACGGTTCTATGGTGAGATGCCGCCTGCTCCCCAAGCGACGGGCAGAAGCTCCTGCTGCCACCCGTCGTTACAGCCAGCCCCTCTGTGGTGGAGAGACTGGCAACCCAGGGCATCCGTACCCTGGTGGGTGTGGCTGGCATGCCGTTGGTATGTGGTGTGCTCGGTGGCATGCCAACCACATCGCCCGGCGCCCTTGTGGTGAGGACGCTGGGCAGGCCGGGCGGCCTTTGGGCCGCACGGTTTCTACCGCATGAAACACCGACGATCCGTGGTGGGAATGTCGGCTTGCTCCGGCCGAGGCCGGAACGGTTTGGCATTGGCCCGGTTGGCGCCGAGCTTTTGCCCTAACACCAGCCTGATAGGGCTGGCTTCCATCACCCCCATGGAGATAACCCATGAGACTCAAGAGCAAAGAAACCTTCGATTGCATCGATGCCTTCGACAAACACCTGGCCAGCCTCGACCAAAGCGGCAGCGCGCCAGAGCATGAGAAGCGCGCCGCCATCAACATTTACGAACGCCTACGCACAGCCACGGTGATCGTCAGCGCCTTGTCCCTCGACAACGGCACGGACAACGCCCTGCTGACCAGTGTCTTCGAGGAACTATGCGCCGAGTCGCGCGCACTCTCGGCCAAGGACGACCGATAGCGGCGATAGGTTTCGCAGCCGTAGCGAACGCGATCTTCAAGACCGAGTTCGCTGCACCGAACCTCTTCGATTTGTGTCGAGTAGGGGCGGCGAAACGTAACAAGGATGTCGCAGTTGGGTTTGTTGCACATGGCCTTGTCCTTCAGGGTTAGGCGACGGTTTTCTTTGGAGCCGCCTCGGCCAAAAGCCATGCGGCGTCGAATGGATGCCCCCGTTCGGCTGCTGCTTCAGCCAGGTGGTGCGCGTAATTTGTTTCGCCTGTGTATTCGGTGCGCGGCAGAGCCCCGGCGGTAAGCCACTTGTAAATGGCCCGCCGACTCACCCCGCAGATGGAAGAGGCAGTCGCCACGCCACCAGCCTTGTAGATCGATTCCCTCAGTGCGCTCATAGGCGCCTCCAAAGCACAAATATGAACTATAGGTACATATTACGCCGGTACTGAAAGTACATGCAAGCACATGCGAAAATGAACATATGGTTCAGCCAGATGAAATTCGCAGAGAGTTCGTAAAGCGCCTTAGGCAAGCCCTCGCAAAATCAGGGATTGCAGAGTGGGGGGCGGGTTCTCGCCTTGCGGAAATCACGAAAAAAACCCCAAAAGCTGCCAGCAAATGGCTGAATGGCGAGGCAATGCCTGGTCGGGCTAACATGCAAGCGATTGCAGATGAACTGCGTGTCAGCATCCAGTGGCTCCAATACGGAGAAGGGGAGATGTTTCCTGGCGATGTGGCTAATGGGTCGAGCGTAGAGTCATTCCATCGTCAGCCTGCATCCGATAGCCACAAGGAAGCCGCTGCAGCCAAGGTGCTGGAGATGCTGCAGAAGCACGGGAAGGGATTAAGCTCAGTGGCTCAGCAGCAGATCGCCAAGGCCGTTGCGGACTCTCTCGCCGAGCCTGAGCCACCGAACAACCGACCAGGCAGCCTGACCACCGCAGGCTTCTCGCGCGCGGCCGGGATAGCGGATGGCGACATCCTAATTCCGCAGTACGACATCCGCGCCGCGATGGGGCACGGCCAGGTACCAGCCGATTACGCCGAAACCATCCGCAATGTGGTCATCAGCGAATCGCTGCTCAAAGACAAAGGGGTCACCTACTCAAGCCCCTCTCACTTGGCGGTGATTACTGGCTGGGGTCAGAGTATGGAGGGAACCATCAACGACAAAGACCCCGTTATCGTCGACCGCGGCGTCAATGAGTACGTCGGCGATGGGGTCTATGTGATCACTTGGGCTGGCCACCTGTTTATCAAACGTCTGCAACTTGCCGGGGAGAACCAGCTGGAACTAATCTCGGACAACCCAAATCACAAGGATCGGATAGTGCCGATGGATGAAGTTACCATCCACGCCAAGGTGCTGCTTGTTTGGAGTGCAAAAAAAGTTTGAAAAACCTTGCATTCAGAGCTGATTTAAGTTGCGCTTCGCAGAAGCGCACAAACCAATGAAATACTTAAAAGTGCCGCAAAAGCGGCACTTAAAACCCTAATCAGCTCTTCGCTTAGAGCTTGAGATAAACCTAGTATTTGAGAGCGGAGACTCATAATAATCTTCATCAAGAAAACGCAGAAGCTTCTTTAGCTCAGTACTATTACTAGGAACAACAATTTTCCCATCATCAGTAAGATCTATTTGAAACTGCATACTAGCAGCAACCGCGACAATTTGCTCTGCACTGAAGCTTTCTAGAACCGCAGACTGCCTAATTAAAGAAATTTTCTTTCTGATCTGCTGACCAGCCCCACCAAGGAAAGCCTGAACATCTTGAACGGATAGTTTTTCATGACCGGCAAATAAAGTAACTTCTTCATTAGTTGCCTCACGATAGTAATCACTCAAATCAAACACGCGCTTAGCAAAATGAAAGCTCTTAAACTTCAGAGTATCCCCCTCCAACACTGCCAACAGCTTGGTATCAAGCGAGAGACCAGAGTCAGTAACTCTTTGAAACTGATTATTTGCAAAAAACAGAGTAAACCCAGCACGAGAAATCACTCTACGTCGCTCAAACAACTGAACCAGAACCTGAAAACGGTCGTCAATCTCAATTCCTGTAAATAATGCCCGAACAAGATCGAGACTATGAATTTCAGGATCATACTGATCGATAGAAAGCGGATTTGTGACTGCAGCCAACAACCCATCAACATCTGCAAAATCATTTATAGAAAGCAGCTCACCTTCTTCAGGAGTATATCGCCCATCAAACGGCACAACCGTGTCTATCCCATCAAGGAATCTGTCTCTTTGGCCAGAGAAAACTGCGGAAATCTCTTCACTTACATCAGCAGATAACGGAAACCTAATAAGCCTTGCCCCAGCAACATCTGTCAACGCAAATAAATTCATTTCTTCCTATCCCTAATGGATGCTTCCAATATTCCATACTCAGTTAACTGAACAACACTTCTTATGCTAACCACATTATTAATAGTCCTTTTAGTAATCATGAGATATGTGATACCCTCTTGGGTTTCAACTTCATAAAAGTGGAAACCGAGAAGTCCAAGCACTGGATTTACATGTAAAGCATGCGTTGTCCAAAGAACAAAAATAAGCATACCAGCAGCAAGAAGCCATGATCCGATATCTTGCCCAGCCTCACCCTTAAATATCAGCGGCAAAGCATAAGCAATAAAAAAACCAAGCACCTCTTTATCGGCACTCTTTACCTTCTTAATAACAACTGGGAGTCGCTCAAAGTTTTCAGATGCCGAAGAAATGATCCACCTAGAAATCACCCCAAGAACAACGCAGATAAATATCGCAAGCGCAGCTAAAGGCCAGTCACCATTTTTGGCACCAAATACATAAGCCAGAGAGACCGAAACTGGGGCGATAGCTGTCAGTGCTAGAAGCACGCGTGTCGGCTTACCTAACATAATCGCCCTCTCCTTGGGTGTATGCCATCATAACAAAATCACTCATCATTGAACTTTCATAAAGTCTTTATGGTAGATTTTCTTATACTGTACATAACATCAACATAGCACCCAGACTCTCAGCCGCTTGCCCTTAAAATGCTTCCCCTTTTGCTGGCTTGGCGAAAGCACACGCGGATAGCTGCTTAGAATGGCGCAACCTGCTCCAGCGTTTCGACATCGCCCTTCTCGATCACTCGATCATCATCCGCCAGGCAATCCCACTGCAGGATCACCGATCCATCATCATTAACGACCATCCCTAAGCCATCCGTCTCGGCCAGCAGCTCAAGCACGCTTTCCCACACCTCGTCCGGATCAGTATCCAGCTGGTGAATGGTCACCTGGTGCTCAAGCTGCGCCTTCGGTGCATTAATCATCGACGAGACCCGTAACCCCAACCTCTCCAGCGGCGTGAGTTCCTGGGGCTGCTGCTTCTGGGCTTTCCTCTTGGCCATGTGCCACTCCTTTATCTGTATTTACATACAGTATCCATTTGACATGCAGAGGTCCAGACCAATGGCTTTTTGTTCTCGAAGAAAATTTGTACTTTTAGTTCTTGACGTAATTTGTACTTATTGTTCATATTTTCTATCAAGCACACAGTGCCAGATACCCGACAGGCAAGCCGGACAACCACCGACAAGGAGCCGATATGCACACCGCCACCCTGCACGTCCATCCGGCGTGCACCTCCAACCGCCGGCTGATCGAACAGCTCCAGGCCGACACCAAACGCCTCGTGGTCATCCACGGCGGCCAGCCCAGGCTGGTCAGCCGCGCCGGGGTTACCGCGCCCTCCTCCGATCATATCGTCAGCGGAGGCGCGGCCTGATGAACACCTTCACGCTCAGCGACCGGACCCTGACCCTGCTCGCCGCCCAGCTCAACCTGAACGGCAGCTTCAACCACACCTGCCGCTCGGCCTTTTCCCGGCACAGCATCATGTTCCGCCTGAAGGTCGAGCGCGGCCCGTCCAGCACCGAGGCCACCGTCGAGCTGGGCGGCCAGCGCCACAGCCTCACCCTGCCCCACGGCGAACCGCATCCGGCGCACCTGCTGGCCGACTTCATCGAGGCCATTGCCAACGGCCGCCTGGACTCCGCCGAGCCGGCCCCGGCCCGCGTGGTCGCCGTCCTCCCGCCGGAGGACGAGCCGTTGCTCGACAGCGACCAGGAGCGGCAACTGCGCCATGTCGTGCAGCGCGGCGGCTTCCTCGAACTGCACCTGGGCCACGCCCACCCGATCCGCATCGCCATCCACCGCAACCGGCCCCGGCCGGGCGTCACCGGCATCCTGGCCATCGGCGAATCGCGCCCGCGCACCATTCTCCTCGCCAACTACGAGAACGAGGACAAGGCCTACGCGCGGATCGTCGAGGCTGTCGAACACCTCTCCCTCGCCGCCACGTCGGCGGCCCGCGCAGCCTGAGAGGTCCGCCGATGGCCCGCAGGCTCGCCGACAACGCTCACCGCCCTGGCCCGCGCCGCAGCGGGGATGCCGCACCGACGCCCAGAGCCTGGGCCGCGCGCATCCTCGCCCTGCGCACCAAGGAAGAACGCCAGCAGGCGCTCGCCGAGGTGCCGGAGGAACTGCGCGAGCTGGTGAAGAAGCACGTCGAAATCGCCTGGAACCACCCGGCAAGGAGGAACAAGCCGTGAGCAAGCCCAACGACCAGCTCCAGCAACCCCTGCGGCTGGCACTCGCCCCGCCGCCGGATGCGCTCGAACGGCTGTTCCGGGTCTTCGGCGACGAGCTGATCCCCCTCGAGCAGCTGCGCGCGCGGTACTTCCGCAACATGAACGCGGAGACGTTCAAGGCCGCCATCGGCACCGAGCGCATCCCGCTGCCGGTCACCACGGTGGTGACCAGCAACAAACGCCAGCAGTACGTCCACCTCCGCCACCTGGCCGCCTACATCGAAGAGCGCGCCTGGCTGGCGGACGAAGAACTGGCCCGCCGCCTGTCGCCACAGGCCGGCGGCGAGCCGGAATAACCCCAACGCCAGCCACCACCTGGCATCGCCATACCCAAGGAGCACACCCATGGACATGACCACCGCCGCGCTGATCGGCATCACCCTCGGCACCGGCATCGCCACCGCCGGCTGCTACCTAAGCGGCCGCGCCGCCGGCATCCACCTCGGCCTGGAGCGCGGCTACCGCGACGGCTACGACGCCGCCATCGACGACCTCGGCACCGAAGTACTCGAATCCGGCCAGCGCCTGACCAGCGCCGAGCGCATCCTCACCGCTACCCGGGCCGAGCTGCGCCAGGTGCAGGACGAGCGCGCCCGCGAACGCCGCCAGGCAGCCGAAGCCCTCGAAGAGTCGACCCTGCGCGCCGAAGAAGCCCGAGCCCTGACCGCACAACACGCCACCCTGCTGACCCAGGCCTCCACCAACCTGGAACTGGCCGCCGCCACCTGGGACGCCATGACTGCCACGCGCAAGGCCCGCGATGCTCGGACGGTTGCCAGCCAGCTGCGCGACGTGGCTGCAACCCTCGCTCCGAAACAGCAGGAGGTGGCGGCATGACCGTCCAGCCCGAAAGCACCTATGTCTGCATTGCGACCAGCCTCCGGCGGCCGGATATCGACCTCTGGCTGGCGAAGGTCGTGTGCCTCGATCTGGCCCGACACGTAGACGACCTGCTCGACATACTCACCGCCACCAATTTCCTGGTGGAAGAGCAGGCAGCCCGCCTGAACCGGCAGCGCGCCGAAAACGAGCGCCTGCGCGAACAGTTGGATGAGTTGCAGCGGTTGGCCGAGCAACGCGGCAATGCCGTCGCCGGGCTGATCGAGCAGCAATCGGCCTGCGGCACTGCTCGGGGGGCTGGCCATGACTGACAGACTGCCGCCGGCGAACGGCGTAGAGACCAGAATCCGCGCCATGGCGAAGACCGGGCACAGCAAGACCATGACCCAGGAACTGCTCGGCCTGAGCCGGTGGACCTTCGACCAGTTGGTCGCGCAGATGCCGGATGTCGAGTTTCCGGGGCGTAACCGCTCCCGCGGCTACCGCGCCGCGGTAGAGCGCAAGCGCGGCGTCTACACCGAGGCCATGCGCAAGGCCAGCATCGCCGCCGGCGTGGCGAAGCACGAGCGGGCCAAGCGCACCGTCCGCGGCGTGACCGGCACCGTCGACGAACTGGTGGCGCACTTCGAATGCGCGGTGTCGCCGGCCCAGGTCCGCCGCCGCGTGCGCCAGGGCATGACGCTGGAGGAAGCACTGTTCACGCCGAAGTCCACTCGCAACAACCTCGGCCGCTGGCTCGGCGTCACGGCCGACAGCCGCCGGGCGATGCTTGGGCAGGAGCGGGCCGGGGCGGAAATCATCAAAGCGCTGAGGGCTGCGGCATGACCTTCACCATCTTCTACAGCACCGAAATGCCCAACGAACCGGCGCAAGCCTTCGGCACCTCGCCTGCCAAGCCGGCACGCCCGACCAGTCACGCCAGGGAGACGCAATGAACACCGCTTTTATTCTGATGGCCCAATACAATTGCGCGGCAATCATTCCGCTTGAGCGTGTCTGCGCCGACTACTTCAGCCACCTGACGCCAGAGATGTTCCAAAGGAAGGTACTTGCCGGCCAGATCAAGCTGCCGATCACCCGGGTCGAGCAAAGCCAGAAAAGTGCGAAGGGCGTGCATCTGCAAGATCTGGCCGAATACCTTGACGCACAGCGCGCTGCAGCGGTCAAAGAATGTAGCCAGATCAATCGTCGCGCGGGCTGA